GGTGGGCTCCCACCAGCTGTAAAACGGCGTAGGTTCTATTCTGCTTTGACTATCGCTGCTTAACTTCAAAATCCTTGCGGTTAATGTGTCAAGTGTTATTGACAATTTCAGAATCTGCTGTCCGCCACGAATTACATACACGCCTTCGGCATCCCCGGTGTCCTCAACGTAGCGCCGGAGAATGACGGAGGCGTATTTTTCGTCAAGCTCCATCATGCAGCAGATGCGGTTCATCTGCTCACACGCCATCAAAGTAGAGCCGCTGCCGCCAAAGGTGTCCATTACCACGCCATTTTCCTGTGTAGAATTGCCGATGGGATAGCCAAGCAAGTCCAGCGGTTTGGAGGTGGGGTGATTGGCATTGCGTTTCGGCTTGTCAAAATGCCAGATGGTCGTTTGCTTACGGTCTGAATACCAGTGATGCTTCCCATTCTGCATAAAGCCATACAGCACAGGTTCATGCTGCCACTGATAATCCGAGCGTCCCAGCACAAGGCTGTCTTTTACCCAGATGCAGCAGCCTGCAAGATGAAATCCGGCATCAATGAAAGCTTTTCTGAAATTCAACCCTTCGGTGTCTGCATGGAATACATAGGCAGAACCGCCTTTTTCCAGATGTTCCGCCATTCGCTGAAAGGAGGACAGCAGGAAGGTATAAAACTCCTCGTTCTTCATGCTGTCATTCTGTATGGTCAAACCGCTGGCACTCTTAAACGAAACGCCATAGGGCGGATCGGTCAGAATGAGGTTTGCCTTCGTATCCCCCATAAGATTAGATACATCTTCCGCAGAAGTAGCGTCACCGCACATCAGTTTGTGTCTGCCAACTGTCCATACATCGCCACGCCGGACAAAAGCTGCCTTTTCCAAGGCGACAGATAGGTCGAAATCATCCTCTTTTGCATCGCCATCTGTATCCACACCCAGCAGATCTGTCAGTTCCTTTTCATCAAATCCGGTCATGGAAAGGTCGAAGCCGAGATCCTGCAATTCCTGCATTTCAACGGACAGCAGTTCTTCGTCCCAGCCTGCATCCAATGCCATCCGGTTGTCAGCAAGGATATACGCTTTCTTCTGTGCTTCAGTCATATGGTCAACAAATACACATGGGATTTCTGCAATGCCTTCTTCTTTTGCCGCCATAATGCGTCCATGTCCAGCCAGCACATTGTATTCCCGGTCGATAATGACGGGATTCACAAAGCCAAACTCACGCAGAGAAGAGCGAAGCTTCAGGATCTGTTCCTTGTTGTGCGTTCTGGCATTATTCGCATAGGGTACTAACTTGTTGATATCAACAAGCTGAAATTCTGTAGTTGTGGTCATGCTCCATTCCTCCGCTTCAAAACTTTCTGTAAACCTTTTCTGGCGTCCAGTACTTTTCCGCTGACCGCCTGTCCCTTAATGGTTCTGTATTGCTGTTTGGTCATCTTCTGGCGATTGGCTTTCAAATCTCGCCAGAACTGGGTATCTGCTTTCATGTATTTCTCACTTTCTGCTGCTCAGAAGCTGTTCCATCAAATCATCCTGTGGTGTACCGTCAAATTTGGTCGTGCAGTTCTGTTTCACAATATCGAAAATCTCATACCAGAGCAAGTTTGCCTGTTTCTGAAATGTCTGGCTCATCTGCACAAACGGGGAGGCAATAACGCCGCCGGTGGTCGGGTGCTTTCCCAGCAGTCCATAGGTACTGAGGGCTTCTTCACACTGTACAAATCGGGCGAATGCCTGCGAATAGCTTTCCAGCAGCCGTTTGTTGACGTGCTTTTCACAGCCACGCTGTTTCAGCCAGAGCCATGTTTCTTTGTACACAATGTCTGCTCCCAGCGGTTTTCCGTTCTTCTGCTGGGCAGACAAGTATGCACTGGGGCTTGGCATATCCGCACCGGTCAAATCAGCGGCATCGTCCAGATCAGCTGCATCCAATTCCGGAGCATGAAACTCCATAATATCTGCATCCTTACCCTCTGCGATTTTGTCGGAGAGGGCTTTCGGCTTATCGCCTGCACGAACTCGTCTGCCGCCTCTTCTTGTACCGTCCTTTGCCATCTGATTTCACCTTCCTTTTTGAGAGAAAAATAGCCGAAACTGCGTAGGTTTCGGCTTGTTTGCATATTTTCGGGGTTAATCCCCCGTTTGAACCTTGGTTTTTGTGTGTGAGAGGGAACGCCGGTCTGTAAAAAATTCACAATTAGAGATTTTTATCCCCCCACCGGCAGCATTTCAGACACAATCAATACCGATAGACGGGATTTCGGTCTTCCGTCCATGTCTTGCGGTCATGGCAGGACTTGCAAAGAGCCTGCCAATTGTTTTCATCCCACATCAGATGCGGATCACCACGGTGAGGAATGATATGGTCGACCACGGTCGATGCCGTGAACCTTCCCTGTGATTTGCAACGCACACACAAAGGATGCTTCCGCAGGTACGCCTTGCTCAGCCTCTGCCACCTGCTGCCGTAGCCACGCTTAGCGGCAGACGGTCGGTCTGGGTGCAAGGACTGGTGCTCTGTACAGTACAAGCCGTCTGTCAGATTGGGACAGCCGGGGTGCTTGCATGATTTCAGTGCCTTCCACGGCATAAGGTTCACCTCCGGATACAAAAAGCCGCCTCGGATGATTCCATGGCGGCTCTCGTTTTATTCTTTGCTATGATACAGTATAGCATACCATAAAGCTCTTATCAAGTCTTATGAACTCTGATGAACTCTTAACTTTTCAAGTGCTTTATTGTGGAGGTAGTAAATATGCTGTACGCTATAGTTTAATTCACTTGCCACCACTTTCCATGGCTTAAACTCCAGATACCGTTTTGTAAGAAGATCACGGGCATCTGCATCTGTGACCTTCTGAATCTGTTTCCACATTTCATGCATCAAATGTTGAAGTTCCATTTTGGTTTCTTCGATTTCTTCTTCCAATGACAAAATTTTTTCTACAGCAATTTCCATCTTGTGTGGTTCTGGAGAAACTGTTTTAGGGGAATCTCCACCTTTTCCACCCATACCCTCAGCAGATTGTCGTATGCAATCGATCTCATGCTCTTTCCGAAAGATTCGGTGGCGGAGGCGTTCTGCCTCTTCCATGTATGCTTTTGGATTCATGCATTTTCCTCCCTCACAATTTCAGCACGCACAGCAGTCATCAAAGCGGTCTGGGTTTGTTCTTTCTGGATCAGGGCTTTCAGGATGCGTTCGTCAATCGTATCCTTGGTGATGAGATGTTGAATGACAACCGTTTCGGACTGCTGCCCCTGCCGCCACAGTCTGGCGTTGGTCTGCTGGTAGAGTTCCAGACTCCATGTCAGCCCAAACCACACCAACACATTTCCGCCTGCCTGCAAATTCAAGCCATGCCCGGCAGCGGCTGGGTGCAGCAGACCAACTTGCAGCCTTCTGGCATTCCAGTTCCGGATACTGTCGGAGGATTGGATTTCCTGATAGGAAACATTCAGTTTTCGCAGTCGCTCTTGAATCCGCTCCAAATCATGCTTGAACCAGTATGCCACCAGAACGGGCTTGCCGTTGGCGGCTTCTATTAAGTCTTCCAGTGCATCCAGCTTTCGGCTGTGAATAGGAATCACTGTTCCGGTGTCGTCATACACTGCACCATTTGCCAGTTGGGAAAGTTTGTTGCTGAGAGCGGCAGCGTTGGCAGCAGTAATCTCGGCGTCCTGCATCTCCAGAATCAGTTCAGACTTGAACCGCTTGTAAGTTTCTTGCTCCGTGTCGGACAGCTGCACGGGATATTCGTTGGAAAGTAATTCCGGCATGTGCAGATGGTCAACTGCTTTCATCGAAACGGTGATGTCCGATATTTTTTCGTAGATCCGTTCTTCTGCATCGGGCAGGGGCTTGTAGGAATACACGATATATCCGTTCTGCTTGTCCGGCTTGAAGTAGGCATTCCGGTACTGCCCGATGAATCTGCCAAGCCGCTGCCCCATATCCAGAAGACGAAACTCTGCCCATAAATCCATTAAGCCGTTGCTGGCAGGCGTTCCAGTCAGCCCGACGATTCTTTTCACTTTTGGTCGAACTTTCATCAGTGCCTTGAAACGTTTGCTTTGGTGGCTCTTAAAGCTGGAAAGTTCATCAATCACCACCATGTCATAATCGAACTTCGTGTTGTTGACAAGCCAGTCGATATTCTCCCGGTTGATGATGTAGAGGTCGGCAGGAGCGTTCAGGGCAGCAAGGCGTTCTTCCTCTGTGCCGACCGCTATGCTGTATCGCAGCGGTTTCAAGTGCTCCCATTTTTCAATTTCAGCAGACCATGTATCACGGGCAACTCGCAACGGTGCAATAATCAAAACTTTTCTGACCGTAAACAGATCAAACATCAAATTGTGGATTGCGGTCAGTGTTGTTATGGTTTTGTCAACCTAAGCCCATGTCAAGGAAAAGGGCTGCTGTCTTATGTTCCTCTATGAACTTAACTGCATATTCCTGATAATCATGAAGCTTCATTACTCATCACCTCTTTTATGATTTTTTCGATGTCCTCACAAGCATCCAAGACATAAACCAGAAAACCCAATCGCCTCAGAAGTTTATGCCGGGAAAGTTGAAGCGGTCTGGGTTTCTCTCCGGGTGCTTTCACTTCCACAAAAGCAATTCTACCGCCGGGCATCAATACGATGCGGTCTGGAACGCCCGCCATTCCGGGAGACGTGAATTTCCAGCACACACCGCCATTTTGCTTTACTGCCTTTGTGAGTTTTTCTTCAATGATTTTTTCTAGCATGGGAGTACATACACACTTTCACCATTTTTCATAGCTTCAGTTATTTCATCAAGAACTCTTGGGACATCATCTACTTTGGCAAGAGTTCTTTTTTTCCTATCGGTCATAATCACAAGATTTTCAGGATGTAACGTGTCCTGATAGAGTGCATCAAATTTTTCAAGGTTAACCAAAAGATCATTTTTCTTGATCCACATAATGTTTCCTCCTAAAAAGTACGCAATATGGGAATTGTGCCGCTCGTAGCCGGTCATTTACAAGCCTTATATATAGAAGAAATTTTTACTTTTTTTCTCGCCTGCGTAAAGACTGTATATGACCGGCTTACACCGGCACACTCCCGATTTTTGGAGCTTTTTTCGTATTTTTGTGCCGGTCAAGTTAGTCGAGAATGCCATAAGTCAATTGAATTCCAATGATGTATTTACCATCCCTCATCTTTTTTCTCTTGTATCCTGCCTGTTCCAGAGCTGCATAAAAATCAGAGGTACTGCGGATGTATTCACCATTTTCAATGCAGTATTCTCTGTAGTTGTTGTAAAGTTCACCGGATTTCTCCTGATAGCTCTTATTCACGATACAGCATTCATTGATGAAATTGCCAAGCCAGTCATTGCCTTCCCGATAGGCCCCGATTGCATCTAAAACACACTGCGGTCTGTTGATCTGATAGTTTACAGCAATGACCTTTCTTGCACCTTCAATCAGCCAGGAAAGCACTGCACCGCCTGCGTTATCCACAAGATGCTGCGTGTAGTTTTTGATGTCCTTAGAGCCTTGAATTTTTGCGTGAAACGGAATGACAATCAATCTCCGCCATGTGCCATCATCCGATGCACCGACCTTTGGAAGATGATTGGTATACAGCACCAAAGTATGAGATGGTTCAAAGTGGAATGGTGCTTTGAATTTCTTTTCGGCAAAGATCGGATCCGTGGAACAGAGCTGCTTGACGACACTGGTATTCAGCCGCATCCCTTCCTGCAATTCTGCCGCAATAATCATTCTTTTGCCCTTAAGTTCCGCCATTTCCGGCTTGACATTACGCTTGCAATTGACGGTCAGTGCATCTGCTGAAATGTTGCCACTGTAACTGCCGAGAACCTTGTAAATGACATTCCAGAACGTACTCTTGCCGTTACGTCCGTCACCGTAGGCAATAATCATCGCCTCCAAATACACCTTGCCCACAATACAAAGTCCGCAAATCATCTGCACATAATCAATCAAACTCTGGTCGCCGCAGAAGAACAGCTGTAAGGCATTCTCCCACAAATCCTTACCAGCATCACTTGGAACAACCGCCGTCACTTTCGTTAAGAGGTCGGCAGGATCTGTAGGCTTCCAGCCATTCAATCCTTCGGGCAGATAGTAAGTTCCACCCGGAGTATTTAAGAGCATTGGATTGCTGTCGAGGGCTTCGGGATTGTGGAGAACCAGCGGCTTTGCAGCATCCAGTGCATTGGTCATACTGCGAACATGACGATATTTCATGACAAATGCCTTGAAAGCGGCATAGTACTGATACTCCTTGTATGCGGCGGTCTGTTCTTCGTCCAGACTGTCCTGAAACTTTTTGCCGCCGTTGATTGCTGCATCTCTTGCAACACCAAGGCTTTCCAGTTTCAAAAGTGACGCTTCCACCTGCTTTTCCGCCCCTGCCAGCTGTACGTCCGTATGTTCGATCATGGCAAGGGTGACGGCGTGTTCTGACTCCTCCCAGTAGGTTCCGTTGTAGCGAAGATAATCGGTCGCAATGGTAAATGCCACCTCATCTGAGAAGCCTTCTACAAATGTGCGAGCCTCTCCAACGTCCGAAAAATCATCGGGAATCAGGGATTGTTTGCCGTATGCTTCAGGAGAAATATATCCTTCCTGCGAGGTTACTTTTTTGCCGAATTTGCAGGCACTGTGCCAGATGGTTTCCAACTCTTCATCTGGCAGCGGCGGTTCGCACTCTGCGGCTTTTTCCAGGAACTTCTGATAACTTTCCTCAGTCACGCCAAAACGCTTTACAAGCTTTCCAGCCATGCGAGACATTGTGCTGTTACGCTGCCCCTGCGGAATATTACGGTTCGATTTCATCAGCGTGAGCCAGTCCTCAATGGATAAACTTCCTTCGTGCCATACAACATCGCTCGGACAACCAAACAAAAAACGTGAGGCATCCAGTGCATTTCCGTCAAAGAACGGCAGTTCCTTATGAATCTGATTTTTAACTGCCTTGTGCATCGTGGCGTTTTTGCAGGGTGAAGTAGGAAAGAAAACATGGAAACGTGGACGGGCAGATTTGCTGCCTTTTGTCAACAGATGATGACGGCTGTAGGTCACTGCAAATGCAACATCTCCTAAGCTGTTCATCAGCATTTCAGGCGTGATCCAGTCTTTCGGGTCATCTGAATGGTCGTTGTCACAATCCATGGGTACTACATCAGACAACAGGAAATTGGCATCACTGCGGGCAAAATTCTCATACTGAGCACAGACATGATCGTAGAAAACGGCTTTTTTCAAATCCGCTTCTGAAGTAATGACCTTTTGGTTGGGATAAAGGATATTCTTTTCATTGCCGGTACAGTTTGCTGTATAGAGCGTAAATTTCATTCTATTTCCTCCAGTTCTTCTGTAAAATACCGAATGGTCATATGTCGCCGCTTCGCCCATTTGATCTCCTGCTGCATCCCCTCCGACCGCACAGAACCAAACACCCACAGCTGGGCACACTTTGACAGCAGTACCAAATTCATGAACATCGCTGTCTGACGATCTTCGCCCAAGCTGTCATCCATGAACTGCGGAAACAGCAAGTGGGGAGCAATAGGGACATAGTGGGTATCTACTGCAAAGCGGCTGTATCGTCTGGCGTTTTCGATATTGTCATTGATGCAGCCGTAGGAATAGGGAGAACAAATGTATACCAGCGGTCGATAAGCGGCAGCCTTTTTCGCCTTGCGTTCCTCTCGTTCAATACGGCTCAGTGCCTCATAAGCAGTGAGGTCGATGTATCCCTCAGCGTTATACAGATTCATGCAGTGCTCCTTTCAGCCGCTTCAGTGTGCAAGCATCACAGTAAACAGCACTGCTGAAAATGTCAAAGTTTTCTGCTGTCCAGAAGATACTCAGATCAACCGGTACTTCTGCACCGCACTGCGGGCAGTGGCAGTATACGTTTTCGTTGTTGATCTCCACAGAGATACTGGTGGTGTCATTCAAGTTTTCTTTGATGTAAAACATATGGAATCCTCCTTAGTCCTTCTTGTAAAAGCTGCATTCATATCCGTCTGCCCGAAGCAGCAGTCCCTTTGCCCAGTCTGGTGTTCTCGCCATCTGCTGACAGATCTCATCCAGCTTTGTATCTTTCGGGCACTCGATGATCATTTCATCGTGAATATGACCGACAATGAAGTATTGTGATAGTGTCTGCATGGAATACATCAGCAGATCTCTTGCAATTCCTTGGACGCAGTTCTCTACAAATTTCGGCCCATAGCTTTCAAGCCTGTCCCATTTTTTCTGAGCATTAATGCCCATATATGTAACAGATTCACCGCCGAATTTATTCTTACCGATGTAGGGTTTAGCATAGGCAAGACGTCTTCCGCTTGGCAGCCTTATGAACAGAAACCCTGCCTCATAGGAAAATAGCAGTCCGTATGTTTTCGTTGCTGTTTTTTCTTTGACTGCCTTTTTTACAGCTCTATCTACCGCCCACCAGAGTTCTGTAATATGCGGTGAAGCCTCACGCCAGTCGGTTACGATCTGTTTCAGTTCCGTATCGGATAAGCCAAGAGAATCTGCTCCCATCGCTTTCATGGCTCCAACCGATCCGCCGAAACCACAAGCCAATTCGGATATCTTTCCTTTCTGCCTTAAATGCCCGTTTTCACCATGCTTTACAACTGGCACACCGAACATCTTTGAGGCTGATGCACAGTAAATGTCCTCACCGTTTGCAAAAGCCTTCATTCGCCATTCTTCACCTGCAAGCCATGCGATCACTCTTGCTTCAACGGCAGAGAAGTCCGCAACAATAAACTTCATACCCTGTCTTGGAATAAAGGCAGTGCGGATAAGCTGTGATAGTGTATCAGGAACATCATCATACAGCATCTGAATATCTTCAAAAGAACTGTACTTTACAAGTTCTCTTGCCTCTGTCAAATCAGGCAAGTGATTCTGCGGAAGATTTTGCAATTGCACATTTCTACCAGCCCAACGCCCCGTTCTTGATGCCCCATAAAAGCTGAACATCCCTCTTGCACGATTATCGCTGCAAGCTGTATTTTTCATAGCAGTATACTTTTTCACTGAAGATTTAGACAACTGCAAACGCATCTGAAGCACGGATTTTACAGGCTCTTTTGCAGTTTTGATAAGTTCCTGCACCTGTGTTTTGCCGAGTGAATCCGACTTGTAACCCTGTGTTTCAAGCCAGCCAAGCAACTGATACACAGAGTTCGGATTCTCCACACCTGTGAGCCTCTGCATTTCAGTCGTCAGTTCTTCTTTTGCCTCTGCATCAAGGCAAATTGCCTTATCAGCAAGCTGCATATCTACGAGAATACCTCTGTCGTTGATTTCCTGATCAAGATAAAATTCCTGCCAAATAAAATCGGGCACAGGGAAACGTGACAGTTTTCTGTCGATTTCAAGCTCAGCTTCAACATCACGCTTGTTGTATGCTTTAAAAATCTCCCATTTATCGGGATAATCTTTCGGATTATGAAACTGCGGAACACCGTCAATTGTGTCGTATGGCACACAAAAGAATTTGATGAGGGCCTTGCCCTCTGTCATTTTCTGCTGTTCAATGCCCAAAACCTTTCCGACTTCTGCAAGTGATGACGGCAGTCCGAGTGTTCTTGCATGAATCATAGAACAATGCCAGCTTTCAGGATTTAAGAAATCTCCGACAGTATCTTCGTCAATGCTGTAACTCTGAAAATATTGAGGATAATTCTTACGAAGATATTTTGAAAGACAAACTCTCTCAAAATTCACATTAAATGCCCTTTTTATCACGTTTTCATCAACAAGAGCAGCGAGAATATTTTCGGGAATTTCTTCACCGTTTGCCGTATCAATCACCTGAACAGGTTGTCCGTCTATGGAGTATGCAAAAAGCAAAATATCAAAATACGGGGAATCCGCATAACGATACACACCTGATTTGGCAATGTCGATGTCGCTTTTGGTTTCTAAATCAATCATCAATTTTTGCATATCTCAATCACCCACCCAAGCATAACGCCTAGCTGTCCGCCCAGCTATCTTAGTTCAGAAAATCCTCATCTTCTACGGTTGCGAAGTCGTCCTCTGCACGGCTGTGACCGCCCAGCGGCTCGCCATCCCGAATCTTCTGGACGTTCTGCAAGCCGCAGGCAATGCCCCGAGAGGTCTTTGTAGCGAACGCATAGAACGTGATGCTGGCTCTGCCGTAGACACCGCTGTAAATCTCGCTGTGGTCTAAAATCTGCTGGCAGGCGGCATCCACGATGCCGGGAGCAGTGATGGAATTGGCGTTGACGAAATAGCTGTTAGCATACGCTTCATCGTCTGGTCGCTCCAAATCCCCATCCCGAAGCGGAGTCTTGATCGATGTCAGTGCCGGAACAGACTTGCTGTTGCCCTTCAGCTTGCCCTGACCCTCCTCGTAGGCAGCCTGAATGGCGGCACGAATCTTTTCGATGGTTTTCGTGTCCGACTTCGGAATGATGAGGGAAACACTGTACTTCGGCTTGCTGTTCTCGTCCATTGCCTTTGCTTCCCAGAGGTTGGCGTAGCTGAATCTGCATACACCGGTTACTACTTTTGCAGGATTGATATACTTTGCCATAATAAAAACTCCTTTATTCTTTGAAATCTACCTGTGCAGTATTCCACGCAGGTCGTTTGTCTGATAGCGGAACAAGTGTTGGTTTGCCCTGTGGTTTCACAAGCAAATCTCCCAACAATTCTTCGAATTTTTTCCTGCCCAGCATTCTGGTCATTGCAGTAATGCCCAGTACCTTATGTTCATATGGGTCGAACCCAGCAGCTTGTACCGCCTCCGCTGCTGCAGTTTCACTGCAATATGTTCGTCTGGCTCTGCCTTCAACCAGCTTCCAATTCTTCCATGCTTTTCCCTGTAAGGACTGCTGCAAAGCGTATTCCTTGATGTCGGAAGCCCATGTAACCAGTTGGTCGGCAGTTTCCAGAATTGCTTCGATTTCGGTATCGGTCAGCTTGTCCGGCATCGCAAAATCATACTTTGCCAATTGCAGATTGTACTCCGCCCGTTTCCGGCAAGTTGCTTTCACTTTGCAGAAGCGGCAGTGCTCTCCGGCAGAGAATTCGCCCTCGCCTCTGGCGGCAAGTGCAGCTTTGGGTTTCAGTTCGGTTTCCGCCCAGTGCAGCAGCTCCGACAATGGCATGATGCATTCGCTAAGATTCTGGATTCTTGGCTGAAAAATCACCATCCGGATTTCTGCAATGTCATAGAGGGCATCGAACAGTTCCAACGCTCCGAGAGCATACAGCATCATCTGTGAGTTGTGGTCAGCAGACACCGCCACGCCCTTGCCATACTTGAAGTCAATGACGGTTAAAACATTCTCTGCAACAATCACACAGTCGCCCGTGCCAAAGCCGTCTGGAACGTATCGGCTGAAATCCAAACGCTGTTCCACTAAGACCATTGGTTCTTGCAGGGTTGATAGCTGTTCGGCGATGTACTGGGCATAGCTGTCCGTGCAGTCTTCCATTTCCGTGTCGTAGAAATCTAAGTTCTCCACGGGATTGTCTGCCGGATTCCCGAGCAGCTTTTGCACCTTATATTCTGCCAACTCGTGAGCACACGTGCCTTCCCGGGCGTAGTCTGTCACAGTATCCGGCAGGGCAGCACAAAGCTGTGCGGAGGGCGGACACGCCAGCCATCGGGCACTGGAGGAAGCAGAGAGCATGGCGTGTTTATTCGGCATGGGCTGCCTCCTGTGCATCTGCGAACAGTGCAGCGTACCGCTCTGGCGGAACTTCAGACAATCGACTGCCGCCGTACTTTTGCAGCAGTTTCAGCACCGTTTCCTTTTGTCCGCTGCGGGACAGATTTGCCAGAACACTGCGGACTTCTTCCAGTGTGACCGACTTTTCCACAGCTTTTTTGACCGCTTCTTCTTTTTGTGGATAAATCTGTGTAAACGTCTCCACTTCCGCTTTGGAAGCACTTTCTGCCCACTCTGATGCGATCTTTACGAAATCGCTAAGTGCTGCAAGGACATCTATGAGGGTTTTCATTTGTTTTCACTCCTTTGCATATTTTTGACGATAGGTCTGAGAACTAAATTCCGCTAATATTTGGCGAATCACTTCTGCTTGCCGAATATCTGCAAACAATAGCAATTGCTCCAAAGCAACAGATTGTTCTTCTGTAAGCATATTTTTATATGGATGATACCAATCTGCTACTCTAACACCGCCGCCATTCCCGGAACACGTCTCCAGAGGATAGTCCAATGCAAGTGCATGAATGTCATTGCGAACAGTATTACAACATACACACAATTCCTGTGCAAGAAGTGGAACTGTTGTTTGTCTGCGAGCAACTAAAATCTTCATGATTTCGGCACGCCGTTCATTCACACTCACATGGACACCCCCTTTCCTAATCGTCGAACTTACTCTAGCATTCAAACTACCAGCCTTTTTGGTAGTTTGAAAAGAGTTCACAAAACATTTTCAATTTGTACAGGTATAAAAACACCGACAAGGTACAGAAAAAAATCTGCACCTCATCGGATGTTCTCACTTTTTTACCAAACTGGTCAGCCACGGAGCAATGGGTCTTGCAATCATTCTCGCATTCAGATATGCCATTTCCGGTGTCAGACAAGTGCTGCCCAGATAATATCCGTTTCGTTCTGCCAAGGTCATGGCAAGGTTCGGTTTTTCCATATCTGTTAAACAGATCGGCAGCAGAAACTGCAATTGATTTTGATATCCCTGCGGTACTACCAGCCCCGGCTCAATTACTGCTTTTCGTCTGCCCAGTTCCACTGCTGTTTCCAGCAGCAATGGCAGATTCTTGAACCGAAGCAGCTTCTTCGGCAGCCGTTCCCGATTTTCCGGGTCGCTGAGAATGTGTTCTGCATTTACCCGAATTGGCCATTCCGGATTGAAGTTTACACCATTTTGCATCATCGGGAAATATGGCTTTTTGGGCAATGGTTCTACATACCGCAGCTTGGAAGAAACAGCATCACAGAAGCCGGTGAAATACCATTTCAATGTGGTGTCTTTCTTTTTATTTCGTTCAAAGCAGGCGTAGATTGCCTGATACTGCCTTGTGTACAGTCCTGTATGAAAGCAGGCACAATTATTTTCCACATGGAAATACGCCGTTTCTCCGGTGTTGTAATCGATGCTCAGTTTCCGGAACATCATATGGAGATACCGTTCCAAAATCGGCGTATCTGTATTTTTACATTCGGTCTGCGGTTTTCGAAATCGCCATGCTTCCGGCAACGCCATTTCTGCCAATTGTTCTAACTGCCCGTACCAATCCGGCACATAGGCAAATTCAAATAAATCTGTTTCTATCATTTTTCTGTTCCTCTCCATTTAGGAATTGCTTTTATCAGCTTCAATTGTATTCGGGCTTTTAGATCTTCGTCAATATATCGATATGTTTTCCCTTGTGCATCCTCCCCTTTTACCGTTGCCAATGCATTGATGTAATCGTCATAAAAGCGGAGAATTTCTTCCAAAGCAGTTTTCTCCCCATTTACTGCGGCACAGATCAATTCATATGTAAGGTCATTTTCTTTCATCGCCATTCCTTTCATAATACTTGCGGATTGCTGTAAACGCTTTTTGTCTCCAGTTGTAAATGGTGCGAAGCGTGACGTGAAAGTACGCTGCGATTTCCTGATCGCCATATCCATACCAGAACTCCAAAATCAACGTTTCTCTCTGTGTTTTTGGAAGTTCCAACATAGCATCATAAAGCCAGTCGCTGGCAATCAAACACGGATACTTCTCGTTGTCCAAAATGAAATGCTCTGACGGATACACATCTTCTATTTCCGGAACATTCATTAGGTCTGGTTTCGCCTCGCGGTTTTGGATTCTCTTTTTTTCTGCCGCTGCATCTCGATATTCATTTCGCATTACAGTTTTCACAAAGCAGTCAAAGATTTTTATTCTGCAGCTTTTATCGATAAAGGGAGTCAATCTGTTGGTTCCTCCCTTCTTATGCAGTTTTGCAGGTAGTGTGTATATCACCCCCTTTTAAACTACTAAGACGAATCAGGCAGAACGAAATCGGAAAATTTATTTGTAAATATTCTGTGTACTTTTATTTCTTACGCACAGCAACAAAAAAGCAGCATACAAAACCGGTTATTTCGCCGGATTGTATGCTGCTTGAGGAAAAATGAAAAAGGGCAGTCCTGCCCAGCTGTTTGCCGGACAGAACTGCCCTTTTTTAGGTGGTTGATTTTCAAAATCAGGAAACAAGGCTTAATGAAAATAAGTTTGTATGTGTTTTACGACTCAAGATATAGCAATATTTCTTTTATAAATTTAATGCATTGAAGTAAAGTAGCAATATCAACATCACAAAATATTTCTTTCGCTATTTTCATAATTTTCTTATCAAATAGTTCGTCTATTAATATGCTAATTAAAAAATTCTGTCGTTTCGATGATTTCTTTATCAATCTTCAAATAGAGTATTGTAACAACTTGCATTGAACTTGCCGTTTAACACTCCACTGACGAAGTTCTTTCCGGAATTGATTGACATAGCCAATCACCTTTACCTAATCGATTATCTCAAAATATTCATTAGTAATAAATTTTTATTGATTGAATTACTCCTGCTTCGGCATTAAAATCCATATCAATAGTACCCATAGAACTAAATCTGATCAATTCGTTTTCCATTGTTATTTGTATATCGCTTGATTTTTTCATATTATTATATTCAAAAAAATGAATATTTGATATATTATAGAAACTCAATTCAATATAAAATGTATATAGACCAGGTTTGCCCCACTTTTTGGGGGGATAATCAACAAATTTCGACATTTTAATAAATATTTTCAATCTGCTGCTGGCAAGATCAAAGTGAACATCCAGAATGGTAATTGACTTTAAATCAGGAACAATCTTAAAAATTTTCTTAATAAAAAAATTTTCTTCTAAATAATCATACCACATCTAATTACTTCTTTCTAAATGGATAGTGACTCTTTGTACCAGACACCTTACCTGTTCTTGGGTTATCAATCGGTCTTACATTAAAGTGAGGTCCTTGTCCACCTTTTTTATGCCCCGCACTATGATCTTGTATAATTATTCGATCACCATTTCTATTTTTAAAATGATATTCCCTTGTCATTATAATTTTTCCACTACTATCTTTTAAAACATGACCGCCCTCTGACGAAGAAGAGGTCATAGGAACTTTTTCAACCTTTAATGGTTGTTGCGTGCGTGGGATATTTGCATCTCTTTTTGCTTGGTTAAAGGCTTCTTTACGAGTTGGTTCCTTACACTTATTATGAACCAGAACATCATAATCAGAAACAAAGTAAGTATGGAAATCAGCGACTTCGAAGTTATAAACCGCAACATACTCGCCTTCCGGCAGTTCTACAATTTCAATGTTATCTACGCATTGTGTAGAACCATCCTTCAGCCGAACCACATCGCCGGGCTGCAACAACTTTGCACTTGTCCAACCTTGTCCTTCTACCCAGAACGGATGGTCTTCTGTCGTTTCGATGATTTCTTCATCAATCGTCAGATAGAGTACCGTATCGGTTACATGAACATAGGTATTGACAACGGGCTTGTATGCAATTTCTCCCGTTTCCGGATTTGCAGAAAGAACCAGATCTCCAATCTGAATTTCTTCGATCGGACGGTCACCATCCGCTGTTTCGATCATCGTACCCGCAGCAAAACAGCTTGCATTGAACTTGCCGTTTAATGCTCCGCTTACAAAGTTCTTTCCGGCATTGATCGCCATTTCCTTCGGGTCAAATTCTCCATCTGCAAGCTGCTTGATTCCATCGCCAACTGCACCGATCGCCGCTTCTTTTAAGCCGCTCTTCACCATGCGTTTTGCAACGTTTTCTGCACACTTTGCAGGAGAAATTACCGCCGATAAGGCTCCTGTTGCCGCTGCTGACAGATATTCTCCAGCTCCGCTATTGAACTCACCATCATCCAGATAATCGCACACTGCGGTAACCGCTACATTGATTACAGCACCAATTGCAGCTTTTGCAACAAGGCCCCAGAAATGTCCGTCTGGATCATTCAAAGGAATCGGATTGTTTCTGCAATATGTGTACAAATTCAAGCTGAGCGGATCATTTGCAGTACCGGTTACAGTATCTCTTGAAATGAATCGTCCAATTTCAGGATCGTAATATCTTGCACGAAGATAAATGGTTCCAGTTTCTTTGTCGAAATACTCTCCGCTGAACCGGAAGGGATTTTCATCGTTCTCATCCGAATTCTTTTCTACGCCAAACGCATCATACCGATAGGTTTTCGTCTTATCTCCGGTTTCGCTGGTCAGGTTGACAACATCACCGTGTGCATTCTGAAGATAGTATGTCACATCACTAGTCATACCGTTGTAGAACGCACGACTGGAAATCAAACCTGTTCCTCGAACATAGACATCTGCTTCATATACAGATTTCCCGATGTCCACCATCAATTCTTGCCCGTCATAGACATGTGTGGTGGTTTCCCCGTTTACAGTTTTGGTTCTTCTGAGACCATCATAACCATATGTGTAGGAAGCGGTCATTTCGCCATTCTGTACACCAATCAGTTCATTTAAGCCATCATAAGTATTTGTCTGTAAACCATCATCCGGATCATTCTTAGTCAGCTGATTTCCGTTTGCATCGTAGGTGTATACGGTATCCCGTACTACATCGCCTGTTTTCTTACTTTCTTTCTGAAGTAAGCCGGTATAATGTCCGTTTGAAGAATAATTGTAAGTAGTGACGTAGTCCTCTTCACCGCTTACTGTCATCTGAGAACGATTACTGTAATCATCATATTCATACGAGATGTTGTTGCTGATGTTTCCGTTAACCTCCGATTCGGAAACCAATCGTCCCATTCTGTCGTAATCATATGACGTCGTTTCTATTATACCACTTTCTGTACGGGTTTTGCAAGCATCAGATCCGTCTAAGTAATAAGTATAATCATATTGTGAAATAATCTCATTAGATTTCTTATTTACAAGCGAAGTTACATGATTAGAAAGATTGTAAGAATATTCTGTTTTTGTCCCGTTTCCGTAAATTGCAGAAGCCTTATTGCCATTCTCATCATAGGTATAAGATACAGAATCTTTTCCGGTATCTGAAACCTTAGAGAGCCGCATCTCGTCATCATACTCATATTCTGTCGTACCGTAAATTAAGAGATTTGACTGACCTAACAGCAGTTTTTCCTTATTTTCTGTACTGCCTACATAATAATATCCCTTAAAGCAATCCGGACTATGTTCTTCTGTTAAACGGCCAAGGGCATCATAGATAAAATCTGTTGTTTTCCCATTTTGAACAACTTGAATCGTTTGACCCATTTTGTCATAGGAAATTTTTTGGGATACATTTTTGCTCGTATCATCACAAACAGTATCGGATGTTAAAATACGGTTTAAGGCATCATACGTTTTCGTCGTTCTATTTCCATTAGAATCGATAGACTGTATAACATTCTTATTCAAGTCGTAGGTAAGTGTCCCAGAATTGTAGGTTTCCGTATTGTTGGAACGTTCAATGGTACGAACAAGATTACCGTGATCATCATATTCATACAGTGTTTCTAATCGGTCTGTATCATTTTCAGATGACATACCGGTATACATTTTAGTGCGAAGACCATCTTTATCATAGAAATATTGTGTATAGTTCTTGGTATCGCCATCGCCATACAGAACAGTTTGTGTCATATTTCCAAGATAGTCGTAAGCATATGTAACCTTGCTCCACGCTTCTTTTCCAGACCCTTGTTTCTGAATAGTTGTTTCTCCGGAAATTACGTTCCCATTTTTGTCGTAATCATTTTTAGTAATGCTATACTCAATTGTACCATTAGACTCTTTGGTAAAAGGAGTATATTTTGCTGTTTGCTTGTTCAGCGTATCATAAGCATATTTTGTAACATTGCCCTTAGCATCTGTTTCACTGCCAAGATTTCCATTTGCATAATATGTGTTTGTACGCTTAATTTTATCGTTTACTTTTTCTTGTACCGTATTACCACGATAATCTGTAAGCGTAGTAGAAACAACCTGCTTTTTCGCTGTTATATATTGTGTTTTTGTTGTTAAAAGGCCATTATGAGCAGAATCAGTTACTGCCTTTTCTACACCATTGAATGTTTTAAAGGCATAATTTTTTTGCAAAGCATATGAGGTAGTTGTCAAAATCAACTTATCCGAAGAATATTTATGATCTTTGAAATAAGTTTTGATTTCTCGTCCCAATCCATCATAAACTGCAATGCTCTGACTATCATTGGGGTGTGTCGTAACAGTTAAATTCCCATATGCATCATACTCATAAGATGTAACATTGCCAACAGCATCGGTATCTGTCTTTACAAGACCACTTGGATAGTAAGTATGAGAAGCATAGTTTGTTTTTGCATTGCCACTATCATATTCGCTTCCATTATCCAGTGCTGCATCGTACGCATTCGGTGAAACTTCTTTAATAACACGTCCAAGCAAATCATACTGCGTTCTAGTAACAGCTGGTGAACTGCCTTTTCCATATTCCTTTTGGCAAACGACATTTTCCATCTTATCATAAGTGGTTTCTGTCACATTTCCACCAGGAGAAGTGGTTTTGCTAATCAGGAACATATCATTATATTCATATGATGTACAACCACCATCTTGCTTAGATTGACCAGCAGCATATTTCCATTCTTGTTTTACTGTGCCATCTGCATTGTATACGTACTCTGTTACATTACCTTCTGGGTCTATTAATCGCCTAATCAAACCATGAATAATGTGTTGTTCTCCGGCTGTGCAATATTCATAGGTTGTGATTGCAAATTCGCTTGCATGATTATTCAGATAATCTTTCACATTAAACTTATCCGAAAGGAATGCAGATACATCACTATAAGGATGAATACTCTGTGCTTCTCTTATCACCATAACACCAGTATTATCATATTCCTTTAATGTAACATTATTGCATTCATCAACAGAAACAGTCATGTAATTTTTACTATTGTATCGAGAATATGTTTTAGATCCATCTGGATTAATTACATCTGTTAGATTACCATTTTTATCATATGTGTTTTTGGTGATATTCCCATTTTCATCTGCATATTCACCAATTTCATCATATTTATTTTTTCCGTCAGAATCCTTTGTATAGGTTGCCTTTTCGATTTCAAAAGTCTGACCGTCTGTATAAACAATGTTTGTCTTTACTGCCAGCTTTTCATCATAATCGCACTTGGTTTCCTTTACATATTTTCCATTATCATATTCTTTGATAGAAGTTTGTTTTTTTGCCTTATCATACTGATATATCTGCTTCAAACCAGAAGAATTTGTCAGGTAATCCACACGACCATCTGAATAATAAACCATTTCTTCTGTAACTTCGTCATAGCAATTGGTGATTTTATTCAAGTGCTTCTTATCATCATAAGAATAACTCTCTACAGCACCCAATATGCTTTTTGCTGAAGCCAACTGATTATTGTTATCGTATGTATATTCCACAATTCTTCCAGAAGTCGGATCTTCAATTTTCGTAATTCGTTTGTGTGCATCATTAGAAGTATAGGTAATTTTATACTGTCGTCCTGTAGAATCCGTTACAGTACGAACATGATTTCCATCAATTGCACTAATTTCAATTGTATCTCCGTGTGGATCTTCCATTCGATACATTTCTAGCTTATTGTTAAAATAGTACTTTGTTTGATCATTGAGCGTGACAACATAGCCACTTGAATTCTTTTCCATCGTACTATGTGCATTTTCACATTCGAACTTTGTACCGTTTTGTTTAAATGTGGTATTTGAACCATTGGGAAGCACAACTTGATAATAGTTTTCTGCTGGTTGAATTATCTTGCTGACATCCAAATTAAAATCCCAGCCAATACCGAAAGATCCTTCTTCTGTATTGGTCGAATTATAAGTTCTGACAAAGTCTGCATCCATACCCGGAGATTTTACTGCCAAATCAACAAATGTTTTGGTATAATTGCCAGTGGCAGGATGCACACCATCACCCATTTCCCAACCTTTACGGTAAAGGGTATAGTCCGGTTCATCATAAGGTCTCCACCACGGACGAAACCAGTAATTTTCAGCAGTAAAATCATATATGAAGTCAATACCGCCATCAAAATTGAATGTTCTTTCTGTATTCAGAGAACCATCTTCATTATTGATATATGTTTCGCAGTTGTCCCAAAGGACTGTTTGCTTGCCACCTTCATAACCAAAATGAATGACTTGTGAACCGGAAGAGTAGATCGATTTCGGACCAGAAGCTTCATTCACTTCCCAGGTCGGACCATAGAAACAGATATTACCTGCTGTCCATTTTCCTTCCATATCAGTTAACGTGATGTAGTTCCAGTTGCCATATACTTCGAGCCAATCTGCACTGTTTGTCATCCAGATGGTATCATAACAATTTGCCTGACCGAAATTAAAATCGCCGCCAATAACTACTGTACCGCCATTCAGACGCATATTTTGTCCGGCATTTCCACCCCAACCATCTGGAGAAGCGGTACGAAATACTAAGTTATTGGAAACTTCCAAATAACCATTGCTAATATTCAGTGTTGCTCCTTGATTGCCAGACCAAAATTTCGGAATATCAGTTGTAAAGGACATACAGTCGCCTACATACAGAG